TGCTTAGAGCATTTTCAGAAATTTATGAAGCGTTTGCGCAAGAAGTTTGCGCCGCGTATTATTCGGTTTTTTCATTGTGGCGAGTATGGTGAGACGTTTGAACGTCCACACTATCACGCCTGTCTTTTTAATTTCGATTTGCCTGACCGCGTGTTATTCAAGCGGAAGGATGATATCCGTCTTTACACTTCTGAGATATTACAGAGTTTTTGGCCCTACGGTTTTGTTACAGTGGGCGATGTTACGTTTGAGTCCGCGGCCTATGTTGCCCGGTATATTATGAAAAAGATTTCTGGTGAGCATTCCGAAGGTTGGTATGCAGGGCGAAAGCCCGAATATGTAACTATGAGTCGCAGGCCCGGCATTGGCCGGGGTTGGTATGATAAGTTTTCTTCTGATATTTTTCCCTCTGATGAGTGTGTTATTTCTGGTCGACAGTTGACAGTTCCGAAATTTTATAGTAAGATTTTGGAGCATGATCGTGTAGTGGAATTTAAGCGGATTTTAGCGAAGCGTAAAGCTAAAGCTTTTTTGAGGTCGGCCGATAACACTACAGATCGATTGCGAGTTCGAGAGCAAGTTAAGATTAGTCAACTTAAGCAACTTAAAAGGGGTTTTGAAAATGGATAACAAATTTTTCGCTAGGATTTATTGTATTTACGATTCGAAAGCAGAGGTTTATTCTAAATCTCCTTTCGTATGTCCTTCTCGCCCGGATGCGATTCGTGGTTTTGAGTCTGAATGTAATTCAAAAGATTCCACGTTCAATAAGTATCCGGCTGATTTCACTCTTTTTGAAATTGGTTCGTGGGATGAACGTACTGGCACCATTGATCTTTATGGTGCGAAGATTTCTGTCGGTCTCGCTTTAGATTTTGTTAAGGTTCCTCAGTCTGTTTAAGGAGTTTTAGGTTTCTCAATCTGTTTAAGGAGTTTTTATGTTTCAATCCGGTAAGCACCCGTCTACGTTAAATCATGATTTTTCTCGCGTTCCGAAAGCGGAAATTCCGCGTTCGCAGTTTAATCGCTCTCATGCGCATAAGACTGCTTTTAACGCTATGAGTTTAATTCCGATTTTTGTGGACGAGTGCTTGCCGGGTGATTCGTTTAATTTGAAGACGAATATGTTTGTTCGTTTGACTACTCCGATTGTTCCTTTTATGGACAATCTTTTTGTGTCTACGTTTTATTTTTTCGTTCCACTTCGTTTAGTGTGGACTAATTTTGTGAAGTTCATGGGTGAGCAGGACAATCCTACTGACTCGACTTCTTATGTTATGCCGACTTTTACGGCTTACAATCCGACTGCGGAGACGCTTTCGGATTATATGGGTATTCCACCTCTTGCTGGTGGCGCTACTGTTTCGCACGTGTCTCTTTTTCATCGTGCTTATAATTTGATTTGGAATAAATGGTTTCGCGATGAGAATCTTCAAAATTCGGCTGTCGTGGATACTGATGATGGCCCGGATGCCATTGCTGATTATGTGATTAAGAAGCGCGGTAAGCGTCATGATTATTTTACTTCTTGCTTGCCTTGGGCGCAGAAGGGTACTGCTGTTGGTTTGCCTCTTTCGGGTAATGCTCCGGTTAAGGGAATTGGTGTTACTACGTCTTTTGGGTTTCCTTATAATAAGGATGTTCATGAGTCGGGTGCGACTTCTGGAACTGTGAATTATCCGGCTTCTTCTTGGCTTGGAAATTCTGGTGCGGCAGGTGAATGGTATGCGAAGCAGTCCGCGACTAGCGGTTATCCTGATATTTATGCTGATCTTTCTGCCGTTACTGCTTCGACGATTAATTCTTTACGTCAAGCGTTTCAGCTTCAGCGTTTATACGAGCGTGATGCTCGTGGCGGTACTCGTTATACGGAAATTGTACGCTCTCATTTTGGCGTTACTTCCGATGATGCTCGCTTACAGCGTCCCGAGTACCTTGGTGGCAATGTTACCCCTATCATTGTCCAACCTGTGGCGCAGACCTCGGCGACATCCGGTGCGAATGCTCTCGGACGTTTGGCGGCTGTTGGCACTGCGGCCAACGGCGGCGCTGGTTTTGTGAAGTCTTTTACTGAACATGGTGTGATTATTGGTCTTTGTTCGGTTCATGCTGATCTTACTTATCAGCAAGGTCTGAATCGTATGTGGTCGCGTTCTACGCGTTTTGATTTATATTGGCCGGCTCTTAATGCGATTGGTGAGCAGAGCGTATTGAATAAGGAGCTTTATTTGCAAGGCTCGGCCAATGCCGCTCAGGATGCGGCTACTTTTGGATATCAGGAGCGTTATGCCGAATATCGGTATAAGCCCTCTGTTATTTCGGGTAAGATGCGTTCTACGTATGCTACTCCTTTGGATTATTGGCATTTGGCGGAGAAGTTTACTGCTCTTCCGACTCTTGGTGATACGTTTATTTCTTCTGTTCCGCCTGTGGACAGGGTTGTTGCTGTTACTACTGAGCCGCAATTTTTCGGTGATTTTTATTTTGATCTTAAGTGTGCTCGGCCTATGCCTGTGTATGGCGTGCCGGGTATGATTGATCATTTCTGATTTGTTTTATAGCTCGAGCGGGGTACTCCCCGCTGAGCAAACGAAGCGAAGCGGAGTTGTGTTTTATGTTTTCTGATTATTTGTGTTTTGTTTTATTGTGTTGTTCTGTTTTTTTATTTGTTTGTTTGTTTTCTATTGTTTAGGTGTTTATGCATTTTGATTGGTTAGATTTTGTTATTCAGGTTGCTACTCTTATCATTGTTTCTTTGAAACGTGGTCAAGGACGTAAGGACGATCAATGAGTTTATGGTCTGGTCTTACTAGTTTTGCTGGTGGTGTCGGACAGATTGCTTCTGCCGCCGGTGCCGTTAAAGGTTTATTTGGCGGTGGTGATGCTTCTTCTGGACAGGCAGAGGCTAATCAGCTTAATATCGATTTAGCGCGGGAGCAGATGGCGTTTCAGGAACGCATGTCATCTACTGCTCATCAGCGCGAGGTTGCTGATTTGAAGCTTGCAGGTCTTAATCCTATTTTATCCGCGACGCATGGCGGCGCGGTTGGTGCTCCGGGTGCGGCTCCTCATATTGAGAGCACGACTAAGGAGTCCTCTTCGCAATCGAATCAGATGAAGATTGCTTTATCCGAGATTGCATCTCGTGTTGGTCTTAATTCTGCTCTTGCTAATACTGAAGAGTTTAAGCAACTTTTTTTGAAGGCTCAAACCGATAATATGATTGCGGATACTGACAATAAGAAGGGTTCTGTTGGTATGTTTGGGACTCATTTCCCTGCTTCTCGTGTAGTGGATTTATATAATAAGGCGCGTGGCGCCGTTGGTGATTCTATGTCTTTCGGTATGAATAGTGGGAAGCGTGTTGGTGAGTATTTTAATAAGGTTCGTCGTACCTTTAAAGAAGGTAAGACGTTCTCTCAACTTTAGGAGTATTTATGGTTAAGGCGCGTAATTGGGATGAGCTCTTTGTTGGTAGTGTTGTTGATTGTTCCGGGGATCCGGGACGTACTAAGCAGGCCGATGCGGCCGCTTGTGATATCAACAATATTTTGAAGCGTTATGAGAAGACGGGCATTTTGCCCGGTATGATTCGTGAGAATCCTTCGTATGGTGATTTTTCTGAGGCTCCTGATTTTCAGGAAGCTCTCAATCTTGTTCGAGACGCGGAGCGTCAGTTTGGCGCGTTAGATGCGCCTATTCGTTCTCGTTTTGATAACGACCCGGCCAAGTTTCTTGAATTTGTCCATAATCCGAGTAATATCGAGGAAATGGCTAATCTTGGCCTTTTGAAGCCTGAAGTTGTGAAGGCTCGTAATGATGCGGCCGCAAAGGCCGCTAAGGAAGCCGTTAAGGATTCTAAACCCGCGTAGTCGGGCAGACAGTATGCTCACTTGATGTATACTGTCTGACTGACACCGTAAGGGGTCAGTTTTATGGTTTCAAAGGATTTTGTCCTTTGCCCTGTTTGCAGGGTATTTGATCAGGCTACAGGCCACTGCAGACCGAAGGTTGATTTTAATTGGCCGAATGGTTTGCCTGATTATGTAAAGCGAAAAGTTTATATTTGTGATACGTTTGAGCGTAAGTTTTTTAAGTCATTAGGGCGCCAATTTTGTGCGCATGGGAGGTCTTTGTATGAAGTACCGAAGTAAGATGTCCTCTGGACATTCTAAAAAAGTTTTTTCTCGCACGGCAGGTAGTCAGCGCGTTCATCCTAAGAATATGCGCTCTACTGTTCCGATGCGTGGTGGCATCCGTCTCTAATTTATGGCGTGTTATAGCCCACTCAAGGGCTATCGTGCACGCTCTGTAAATCCTACCGGGAAGCGTTCGATTGTATTCAACGCTCAGGATGGATTTCTTGATATGCCTGTCGAGTTTGCTTGTGGGCAGTGTATTGGATGCCGTATTGAGCGCTCTCGTGCTTGGGCAATTCGTTGCGTACACGAAGCTTCTTTATATGAAAGTAATTGTTTTATTACGCTTACTTATTCTTCCGAATTTTTACCCAAGGATGGGTCTTTATGCTTAGAGCATTTTCAGAAATTTATGAAGCGTTTGCGCAAGAAGTTTGCGCCGC